AGAATCATATGAGCCTGAGGAAGGACAACGGTGGGTGTATGCCAGGCTAAGTCATTTTGCTACATGTCCGGAGGCCAATAAGCACAGGAGAAAGTAGGTTGCAAGACCGAGTGAAAGGCGAAATGCACCAGCTGATACCAAGAGAAGAACGATGTGATATTTGCAGGAGAAGAGTGGCAACGACACTCTGTGATATGCCAAGAAGATCAATTGGGACAACTATCAGTGGTGTTCCTGCTGCAAAAACAATTTGTTGTGATCGAAAATTGTGTGACGAGTGTCGAATACATATCAACGAACATTTTGACTTATGTCCGACTTGCTCAAGATTTATCGCCAGAAAAATTAAAGACAATGAAATGAGAAATCAAATGAAAGGGAAGAATCAATGAATAAAGCACTGATCATGGGAAATCTGGTCCGGGACCCGGAAATGCGAACCACTCAGAACCAAGTGCCAGTATGTACATTCACAGTCGCGGTCGAACGCCGATTCAAGGATACCAATGGCAATCGGGCTGCTGATTTTATCAACTGTGTGGCCTGGCGCCAATCAGCTGAGTTCATGTCCAAGCATTTCCACAAAGGCAGCAGGGTTGTGGTCATTGGTGCCATCCAGACCAGGAATTACGAAGACAAAGACGGAAACAAGCGAACTGCTACTGAGATCGTAGTTGAAGAGATCCACTTCGGTGAAAAAAAGGCATCATCCGGAGGCCAGGAGCAGGCACCACCACCGGATTCAGATGCAGGATTCTACAAGGCATCTGATGAAGACACCTCACTGCCTTTTGATCTGTGAGGTTACGATGCCCAAGTACAAAAGTACAAAAAAGGATCAAGCCAGGAAAGACTGGTCAGGATATCGAGCGAGCTATATTGTCATCGAATCGATTGCAGAAATTGCCGACGCAAAGCGCAGAATTCACGGGACAGTCAAGGAACCAGTTAAGGAGGTGATGATTGATGACCAGGATGTCGATCGAGGAGTTCAGAAAGCTTCAACTGCAACCGGGTAGAGGGCCGGCGCTGGATAAGCCAAACAAGTACCGCAATGCTATCACGATGGCGGACGGGATCCGGTTTGACAGCAAAGCCGAGGCAAGACGATATAGGGAGTTGAAGCTGCTACAACATTCAGAAAGCATCAGCGGGTTTGGACTTCAGCCATCATTCATCATTGGACCAGAGATCAGATATCGGCCAGACTTCATTGTTTGTGACAAGCATGGCAAGGTTTGGGTCGAGGATGTCAAAGGCAAGGAAACACAAGCATTCGTCATGAAAGCCAAGATGTTCAGAGACAAGTATCCATGGCTAGAATTACGAATAGTGAGGTGAGGCATGGCGCACCGAAAAATTCAAAAGCCAATTCCAGCTGATTATCGGCCATCGCCCATCAAAACTGAAAGCTTCGCAGTAAAAGCTGAAATTGCCAGACGTGAAAACGGGACTTATAAGGAACATCCGTTCGAGCGCCTGACGCCACCACCAGAAAGAGTCGAAGCAGGGGACGAGTTTGGAGAAGCGGTTAGAAAATTCTATGAAAGGCAGGAGATAAGCATGAACAGGATCGACCATGACAAAGCTATCGAGATGCACGCAGATGGTGCCAGTGACAGGACCATAGCGAATGAGTTCGGTGTCACACCTGTCGCAGTAAGGTCATGGCGTGAAAGAAACAAACTCGATGCAAATCATGCCAGTGGTGGTCGTCAGGAAGGGTCGGGGCGTGAAACGTCTGTGAATTATGAACGAGCAAAGGAATTGTGGAGTGCGGGATGGCTGGACAATAAAATTGCTGAAAGTCTTTTCTGCGACGAGAGAACCATTCGAGACTGGAGAAAACGCGAAGGGTTGCCGTCTAATTTCAGAAAACCGGAAAAAGGCATTGTGAGTTGCCATATCTGTGGAGAGTGCTATAACGCTGGCTCAGAGCATAAGTGCAAGCCGGAAGAAGTTTACCAAATTACTCACAGCCTGCCTCAAGATGATCTCGAACCAGACGCGGACGCAGTACCTAACATAGTGTTCAGAGATAATTTCGATAGCGATGACCCGATTGTTCCGTCAGAAGAACATCAAAAAGAAGAGCAATTAATTGATGAGCTCCTGGATACCGCAACGGTTGAATTAAATCTTTCTAACTTTATTTCAGCAATCAAGAAATCTTTTGAAACTTCGAGATGTGAAATCGAGGAAAAGAACGCCATCATTCAGGACCTGCTGGTTAAAAATGCAGAGCTGGCCGGGTTCATCGATGGGATCAAGTTTGTCAAAGGATGGTTCGAGACATGATTGGTGTAATTATCGGGGCATGGATCGGCGTGTCAGTCTCATGTGTGCTTGGCTTCTATCTCGGCCACAAGGTCGGCTACAGCAACGGGTACCATGACGGATATTGGGCAGAGGAGGACGGTGATGGGGATTAGGAGCTGGAGTTATCAGCAGGAGCTGGTCAGGAAACGACTTCGAGACTACCGATACCTTGTGAGCAAATACAAGTCCTGCCGCGACCTGATGGATAGCCTTTACCCTGGATCAACCCAGCGAATGTCTGATATGCCAAAAGGCGGTGGGGATGACTGCAAGATGGAAAGCCTCATCGATCGCAGGACAGACCTGCACTGCCAAATGCAAGAGTCACTCAAGGCCATGCAGGACGAGATAGGCGCGGTCATCAGCCTGATTAAACCGCTGCCTGCCAATGAGTATACTGTAGTCAACAGATACTTCCTGATGGGCGAGAGCATGGACATCGTGGCTGAACATGCAGGAATATCAACCCGCCATTGCTGGACGCTGCACAATCGAGCAATTTGCAGATTATCTGAAACTGTTCATTGAATTGCAGTAGCACTGGTTGATAAACTGATACCATGTAAAAATATAAGGGCGGACCGATTACCAGATCGGCCCGCTTTTTATATGTCAGGATTGGTGCCGTAAGGCGGGATGAGCGGGAAGAAGCTACCGACTGGTATTGTCAGCATGGCGGGGGCTGCGTTTCTTCATTAACAAACCAACTGGGCGGTCGGGGCTACTTCCTCCGGTCTCGGCCGCCAACTTCCTCGAGGAGAGTGACTATGAAAGTTCATAAGCTGAAGGTCTTTAGACCTGAAGTTGAGATAGAAACCAATAGCCGCATTCTTGCGTGGTTTGCATTCGTGACCCATAGAGTGTTCTACCCAAGAGTCTCGGCCATTCGGTTGACCATGAAAATCAATGGCAAAGAAACGCCAGTCGGTAAAATTAAAATGATTGTCTGGCCACGTTTCAAAATTACCCATGCCTAGTAAGGCTTTAAAATTCTGCCGGCATCCTGGCTGTGATGAGCTGGTAACGGGTGGGTACTGTGAAGCGCACCAGGCTGAGGCTCAAGCGGAGTACATGGCATACCGTGGCACAGCAGCACAGCAAGGCTATGACAAGCGATGGCAGAAGGTCAGACTTTCTTATCTTGGCAGACATCCAGTGTGTGAGCGGTGTGAAGCCAATGGCCTGACGACTGTGGCATCAATGGTCCATCATAAAATTCCGATCAAGCAAGGCGGAGCTAAGTATGACCATTCCAACCTGATGGCACTGTGCAATGACTGCCATGAGGCGATCCATAAGCCAGACCGGTGGAAGCGTAGACAATAACTTGACGCAAGCACTGCATGTAGCACAGTGCACAACATTTAAAAATATTTTTATGAAAAGTGATGGTCAACCTTTGGGGGGGGAGGGGGGTCAAAATCTCTGGCAGACTTTTGCTGGTAGAACGGGGCCCAATATCGAACGAGATTTTTTCCCAAAATGGTAACTTTTAACGCTTTGTTTTGTGCATATTGACAGGAGGGGTGACTACATTGGGCGGAAGGCCTTCAAAACCGACATCGTTAATTCTGCTTGAAGGTAAAAGTCATCGCACGAAAGCAGAGATTGCCAAGCGTAAAGAAGCCGAGAAAGCACTGGTCACTGGTCACCCGATGAAAGAGTGGCCCGCAACGAAGCAGGATCCAGTCGCTCATTTACACTGGATCAGAATGTCTAAGTTGTACCGGGCTATCGGCAAGAATGACGCCCTGGTTGAAGCGACTATGAACCGGTACTGCATGCTGTTATCTGAGTGTGAATCAGCTGAAAAGGAAGATCAACGGCTGCATGGTTTGGCAGAAAAGCTTGAGGATTGCCAGAATGAAATGGAGTTTGCAGATTATATAAAACTGGCCACTGAAATTAACAAGTCGATTGCTAAAAACCAGTCGACATTACAAAACAAACGTAAGATGCTGCTCGGAATTGAAAAGGAAAACATCATGACACTGGCTGCGCAAATGCGATCCATACCAAAGCAGCCAGACAAAAACGAGAAGCCAACTGGAATGGCAGCATTCAGGCAGAAGAGAGCTGAGATGAGTTGATTGATAAGAACCGGGCGCTGGAGCCCATTGAGTTTATCCAGTTACTGCACCTTGCAGATGACTTTTATGGCAAGCCATTTGTCCTCCAGGATTGGCAGCATGATGTCATTTGGAATGTGTATGGCGAAGTAAACGATCGTGGGCTGCGGCAGTACCGGTTTGCCTATCTTGAGATCCCAAAGAAAAATGGCAAGACAACCCTCATTGCCGGCCTTGGCCTTTATCACCTAGTGTGTGATGGTCCGGGCGGTCAGATTTACTGTTGCGCTGCCGAGAGAGAGCAGGCGGCCCTGACATACCGGGCAGCCGTCCAGATGATTGACCAGGATCCTGAACTGGCCGCGCTACTTAGGGTTGTTGAAAGCAAAAAGGAAATACACAACCGGGAAACCGGCACGGTCATGAAAGTGCTGTCTGCTGAAGCTTACAGCAAGCATGGGCTCAATCCGACGGTCGTTATCTTTGATGAACTGCACGCCCAGCCCAATCGCGAACTCTGGGAAGTCATGACCTTCGGCGCTGGTGCAGCTAGGCGTGAACCGCTCTGGTGGGTTATCACGACAGCTGGCGATGATCCGGACAGGGCATCAATTGGATGGGAACAGCATGAATATGCCAGGAAAGTAAGGGACGGTGAGCTGATTGACCCAACATGGTTTGTCAGGATATATGGCGCTTCGGAAGATGCAGACATATATGACGAGAAAGTTTGGTACCAGGCTAATCCGTCGCTCGGGGTTTCGATCGACATTGAGACTGTACGGCAGGAAGCGCTATCAGCCAGAAACAGTGAGGCAGCAGAACGGTTGTTCCGGTGGCTAAGGCTAAACCAATGGATTGCTATCAAACGTGTTGGATGGCTTCCTTTGACGCTTTGGGATTCAACTGTCGGGGATTGGAGTCCAGCCGAACTAGTTGGCAAGCGATGCTACATAGGATTGGATCTTGCAAGCACAACGGACATAGCCGCTGTCGTGCTGCTGTTCCCTCCGCAAAAAGAAATAGCTGACTGGAGGGCTTTGTTTAAGGCTTTCATTCCACTCGCTGGAATTAAAGAGCGAATCAGAAAAGACAAAGTACCTTATGACCAGTGGGAAAAAGAAGGCTTTCTGGTCGCCACAGAAGGAGACGCAATTGACTATGAAGTCATACAGCTGCACATCGAAAGCGTAGCAAGAATTTACAACCTTGAGTATATCTGTGTTGACCGTTGGCAAAGCCACATGCTGGTGCAAAGTCTGGCAAAAAAAGAAATGAAAATCATTGAAATCCCTCAGACTGTTGAAGGGATGAGCCCTGCAATGAAAGAAATTGAACGACTGCTCAGGATCAACAAAATCACCCATGAACACCACCCGGTTGCCAGGTGGTGTTTTGGCAATGTGGTCACTCATGCTGACGGGAATGGAAACATCAAGCCAATGCGCAATAGATCTTTTGAAAAAATTGACCTGATTGTTGGTTTGATTATTGCCATGGCTGCTGCAATGAAGCTTGAAAAACAGGCCAGTGTTTACGATCAACGAGGCATGAGATCGCTCGGATAGGAGATGATAAATTGAAACTGGGATTAAGAAGTCGCATCAAGGTTTTCCTGACAGGAAGCCTGGATGAATACAGGGAGCGATTTATTCGGGGGGACGATCTTCCTTCCGAGCTTATTGATGCAGACATGGCCATGAAATATTCAGCCGTGGCATCATGCGTCAGGGTCAGAGCCGAAACATTTGCCAGCGTGCCTGCGTTGCTGTATCGCAAAACAAAAGATGGACGCGATCAAGTAACAGACTTGAATATCCATGACATCCTGCATAATGCGCCAAATTCTGAAATGTCTGCTTATGGTTTCAAAGAAACTGTAATGACAAATTTTGATGTTAGCGGAAATGCGGTTTGCGAAAAGCTTTTGAATGCACGCGGCGAGCTGGTTGGCCTATATCCATATCGTTACGACATGGTAAAAATTGAGCGCAACAAAGAAACAAAAAAGCTGCAATACATTATTGGAAGCGGCCCGGAAAAGAAAACACTTCAGCGCCATGAAGTTTTGCATATACCTAACCTCGGCTTTGATGGTGTTATCGGTTTGTCGCCCATTCAATATGCAGCGCAAAGTATTTCCCTTGGGCTCTCATATGAAAGCTTCGGGGTAAATTTTTATAAAAACGCTGCCATGCCTTCCGGCGTTTTTCATACCGATAAGGCGCTCAGTGAGGATGGTTTCAACAGGTTGAAATCAGACCTGGCCAAAAACTATACGGGCATGACAAAAAGTGGCATACCAATGCTGCTGGAAGAAGGTTTGAAGTGGGCCCAGACTACAATCAATCCTGTTGATGCTCAGCTGCTCGAATCCAAATACTTTCAGCTGGAAGACATTTGCCGCATTTACCGAGTGCCACAGCATTTGGTAAACAAGCTGGATCACGCAACATTCACCAATATTGAGCATCAGTCACTTGAATTCGTTATGTACACGATGCTTCCAATTTTCAAGCGAGCTGAAGACTCTATCAACAGTCAGCTGCTCACTCGAGAGCAAAGGCAGGCAGGGTATTATATTGAGTTCAAGATAGACGGACTGTTGCGAGGTGATGCCAAAAGCAGGGCGGATGCCTATGCAGTAGGTAGACAATGGGGCTGGCTATCAGTGAACGATATCAGGCGGCTAGAGAATCTGCCGCCAATTGGATCACAGGGTGACATTTACCTGAGCCCGGCCAATATGGTCGATAGCTCAAAAATGGATCAACAGTCAACGGCAAGGAATTATCAAAACTTGGTCGATGACATATACAAAATGCTTTCAGAAAGGAGGTAAGCTGATGAGCTTTTGGAAGTTTATCAACAAGGCCGCCACTGAAAACGACCCCGCAAGTGTCGAGCTGCGTATTGAAGGCGACATTGTCAGTGATGACGATGCCTGGCTATACGAATGGTTTGGCATGAGCTCGACAAATCCAAGCGCATTCAAGAGTGAACTAGCAAGTCATAAGGGCATGCCCATCACCGTATGGATTGACAGCAATGGCGGAGACGTATTTGCCGCTGCCAGTATTTACAATGCGCTGAAAGAACACGACGGCAAGGTAACTGTAAAAGTGGATGGCAAAGCAATATCAGCAGCATCTGTCATAGCAATGGCAGGTTCTGAAATATTGATGTCGCCAGTTGCAGTCATGATGATTCACAACCCGTTGACTTACGCGGTTGGAAACATGCACGAACTGCGTCACGTTGCGGACATTCTCGACACAGTTAAGGACACCATTATCAACGCCTATCAACTGAAAACAAAAAAATCTCGCAACAAAATTTCAGAGATGATGGACGATGAGACTTGGATGTCGGCAAAAGCAGCCATGAAGGAAGGCTTTGCCGATAACATGCTTTACGCAGAATCAAATGAACAAATCAGTGATTATGCGCCGTCTATGGCCTTCTCGCGATTGGCAATTCAAAATAGCGCCAAGATTTCGATTGATCGTTTGAGAGCATTCAACAGCAGTCATGCCGCGCCAGGCACAACTGATACAGAAACCCTGAAAGCCATGCTTGAGCTTGAGCTTGAAGACTGAACAGAAAACACCAATAAAAACGGAGGTTCAAGATGAACAAATCCAAAATCATGAAATCGCTGCTGGCTTCTTTGGAAGCAAAAAGAACTGAAGCTCAGTCCTTGCGTGACAAGCCTGATGCGACCGCTGAAGAGATTCGGGCCAAAACAGAAGAGATCAAATCCATCAAGGCAAAAATCTCTGTCCAGGAAGAACTGGACGAAGGTAAGGACTTTGATGAAAACGGCGAAGAAATCAAAGACACCAAGCCGGTCAATGATCCAATCTTTGCCCAGCCCAAAGCTCAAGAAAAGCCTTTCCACAGTTTCGGCGAGCAGATGCTTGCCATTGTTAAATCTTCACGTCCAGGCGTCCAGGTCGACAATCGCCTGCTGAGAGTCCAAGCCGCCTCTGGATCTAATGAAGCTATCCCGTCTGAAGGTGGTTTCATGGTCCAGACTGATTTTGCAGCTGGCATCATCAAAACCATTTTTGAGTCTGGTCAGCTTGCATCCCGCTGCACCAAACTGCCAATCAGCGCCAACTCAAACGGCATCAAGCTGAATGGCATTGATGAAACCAGTCGCGCCAATGGCTCGCGCTGGGGCGGTGTTCAGGCTTACTGGGCCAATGAAGCCGCAACAGTTACCGCAACCAAGCCGAAATTTCGAGAGATTGAACTAAAGCTCAACAAGCTGATGGCATTGTACTATGCCACTGATGAGCTGCTTCAGGACTCAGTTGCAATGGAATCCATTCTTAGTCAGGCGTTTGCTGAAGAGCTTGCGTTCAAAACTGATGATGCCATCTATCGCGGTGCCGGCGGCGGCCAGCCTCTTGGCATTCTCAATTCTGGTTGCCTGGTCACTCAAGCAAAAGAAAGCGGACAGGTCGCGGCGACGGTTGTTCACGAGAACATTGCCAAGATGTGGAGTCGCATGCAGGCCCGCAACCGTGCCAATGCTGTCTGGATCATCAACCAGGAAATCGAACCGCAGCTGGAAGCCATGGCGCTGGCCGTTGGCACTGGCGGATCCATGTCGCCTTTGGCTATTGAGTACATGACCAAAGGAACCATCAAGGGCGCTCCGGTCATTCCGATTGAATCGGCCTCAGCCCTTGGCACCGTTGGTGACATCTCGCTGGTCGACCTCTCTCAGTATCTGCTGGCAGACAAGGGTGGCGTTCAGGTTGCATCGTCCATGCACGTACAGTTCCTGTACGACGAAATGGCCTTCCGCGTAACCTATCGCGTTGATGGTCAGCCCAACATGGCCAGCCCTGTTACGCCGTACAAGGGAACCAATACCCTGTCGCCGTTTATCACGCTTGCGACTCGCGCGTAAGCCAAATTGAAAGGAGATCCAATCCATGAAGGGAATCAACCTTGCTGAACAGTGTCACGTCGTCAACATTCTTCCGCCCCAGTCAATTTCAGGTGCGGTTACCAGTGATGTGTTTTCACTGAAAAATCACCAGCATGCCACCATCATTGTGACTGCTGGCGCAACCAATGCTGACGCCGGAAACATTACGCTCGAAGAGTGTGATGATTTCACCCCGACCAACGACACCGCCATTGGCTTTTCCTACTACAAGGAAGAAACCGCCGCTGGCGATACTCTCAGTGCCAAACAGGTTGCGACTGCAACAGGCATTGATGTGTCTGGGAATGACAACATCACTTACGTGATTGAAGTCGATGCCGCCGAGCTGTCCGAAGGATTCAAAAACCTAATCCTGAAATGGTCGGCTCCGGGTGGGGCCACCCTGGTATCTGCTGTCGCGGTGCTTTCTGGCTCTCGTTTTGCCGGATCTGAAAACGCTTCGGCCATTGCCTGAGTGTGACTGAGTAGGAGGGGATTAACATCCCCTCCTGCATAAGTGAAGGGAGTTATGCATGATTGCAAATGTAAAATCAAAATGGGTAGACGGTGACCTTGTTTTCACCGATCATTCCGGAACTGAAATTGCCAGATTTGATGAATCGGCTGGAACGCTTGATGTCAAAATCTTGAAGGTCGATGGAGATGCTGTTGCCAGTGGTACACAAGCGGCATTGATTGCCGATCCAACCGGAGGGACAACCACAGATGCTGAAGCGCGCACAGCCATTGGATCAATCATTGATGCGCTGCAGGCCTTTGGAATTGTTGCCACGTCTTGATGAATCAATGAGGTGATAAAGGTGTATAAAACAATTATCCCGGTCACAATTGAACCAGTGACGTTGGCAGAAGCAAAGCAACATTGCAGGCTTTCGTCTGATACGACGGAAGATGAACATGTGACCAGCTTAATTAAATCTGCTCGGGAATATTGCGAGAATTACACTAGAAGGGCATTGGCAGGCCAAACGCTGGAGTTGCTTCTTAATACATTTCCGACTGGTAACAGCATTGAAATCCCTAAGCCACCACTGGTCAGTGTCTCTTCTGTAAAGTATAAGGATAGCGACGGCGTTGAACACACCATGCCGACATCAGATTATATCGTCGATACTGATCAAATCTTTGGCAGAGTAGTGCTTGGGTACAATAAATCATGGCCTGTGTTTACTCCATACCCTGTTAATCCCGTGCGCATTCGATTTGAAGCAGGGTATTCATATGTAGACTTTCCAGAATCTATCAAACATGCCATCAAGCTTATAGTAGGTCACTGGTACGAAAACCGTGAAGCAGTGCTGACTGGTACCGTGTCAAAAGAAATTGAAATTGCAGTGAAGGATTTATTGATCCAGTACAGGGCGGGGTGGTTTTGATGAGAGCCGGAAAGCTTGATCAGAGGATTACCATCCGAAGAAAGACGACTACCTACAACAGTTACCACGAACCAATTGACTCATGGTCTGACGTCTTCACTGGGTGGGCCGAAGCCATTACAAAAGGCGGCAAAGAGTTCAGTGAAGCACAAAAGCAATACGGTGATGCTGTTGTTGATTTCCGACTACGGTACGACGTGTATTCAGCTGCAGTAACTGAAAATGATCAGTTGACTTGGAACGGATTAACCTACCATGTGCTGAATGCTGAAAACGTCAATGGCCTTCGTAAGGAAATCATGCTGAGCACAAGGAAGGTGACCTGATGGAAATCGAAGAAGCCCTTGTCGCCCATTTACTTGCACAGCCAGGATTGACCGCATTAATCAGTCAAAAGATTTTCCCTGAAGAAGTGCCGCAAGGTGTTTCGTATCCAGCTGTTATTTATAAGGACATCAGCGATATCAAGATTCATACATTGACAGGTCAAGACAACAGGGCTCAGCCAGTCAAGCAGTTCACGGTCTATGCCAACACCAAAGCGGATGCTAAGGTTATTGCAAAGCAAATTGAAACTGCGTTGAAAGACTTCCAGGGGACCATGTCAGGAATCTATGTCCAGTACCTTCAGTTGCAAAACGAAATATCGAACATGTATCGATCTGGAGACGGAACCATCAGAACATTCACTCACGATCTTGAATTTCAAATTCATTACACACTGTAAAGGAGTAACTAAATGTCAACTCATGCTTTTGGAACAAAGCTGAAGTGGAACGGTAACTATGTCGCCAAGCTGACATCCGTAAATGGAATTCAGCTCACACGCGATATGGTTGATGTAACCACCCACCAGTCCGCCGATCAAACCGAAGAAACTCTTCCCGGCTTAAAGCGAAACGGCGATGTCACGGTCGAAGGCTTCTTTGACTCGTCTGATACTAATGGACAGGCCGCCATGCTTACCGACTTTCATGCTGGAACGCTTCGCGCAGCCAGTATTGAATTCCCTGCAGCGATTGGGGCGCAGTGGGACTTCAATGGCTATGTGACAAGCATCAAGTTTGGCGATGCACCTGTCGAGGGCGCCTTGCCTTTTTCGGCCACAATCAAGCCAACCGGAAAACCCACTCTGACGATCTCGACGTCGACTGGCATGTCTGCTTTGGCAATTTCTAACTCTGCGGTCGTTACGCCCACCTTTGCCATTGGTACACATGAGTATGTTGCAACCGTGCTCACCGGCGTTACGTCTGTCACTGTTACCCCGACCGCCACAAGTCATACCATCACTGTCGAAGCAAACGACATCGAGCAGACGGTTGTGTCTGGACAGGCATCTTCGGCAATCACGCTTGGAGCAGCTGGCAGCGTAACCAAAATTACAATCACCGTTCAGGAATCCGGCAAGGCCGCCAAGGTCTACACCATCTACCTCAGCAGAGCGGCATCCTGATAACCGGTCGGCACAATACAGGCGGGGGTGGGTTGTTGCTCACTCCCGCTTTAATTTGGAGGGCGTATGCCAATACCTTTTATTACGATTGATCTGGACCGTCCGCGCAAACTGAGGTTTGGCATGGGCGCGTCAATTGAGTTTGAACAGCTTTCAGGAAAGAAGCTGGCTGAAGTTGAAGAGGATATGGACCAGTTAACACTGGCACAACTGCTTTATTCAATGCTGAGAGAAGATGACGAGTCATTGACCTTCCAGCAAGCTGTGAAACTTGTTGATGAACACTTGTTGTTACCTGAAATCAACAATGCTGTTTACAGAGCAATCAATGCAGCATATGGGGCAAAAAATAAAAACCCAAAGCAATAAACGCCGACCAGCCTAAAAAGAAGCCGGAATTCTTGAACTTTGATGAAGAGTTCAGGCTTGCTGTCGGCGAAATGAGAATGAAGCCATCAGAGTTCTGGGCTCTTACTTATGCAGAATTTGTTGAGATGCTCAATGGCTATATTCGAGGAAACACCAGGCGCAATAACGACTTGCTGTATCTGGCCTGGCATGTGGCATTGTTCAATAGGCAGAAGACATTGCCATCACTTAACTCGATCTTGATCGAAGACATGGAGAGCCGACGCGAGCAAACAGACGAAGAGATGCTGTCCATGGTTAAAATTCTCAATGCTGCTTTAGGTGGGAAGGTGGTCGAACGGTAATGTCGTACACATATTCTGACATTAATGGCCATCGCACACGCAGTACAACGAAATATGGCGATGCATCTATTCTCGGCCTGGATGAGCTGCTACGCGATTTAGCTGACTATGCAGACAATGCAATGCCAGACATGTTTGACGCATCAGAAAGAGCGGCCAATGTAGTCCGGGATAGGGCAAAAGCAAAAGCACCTGTCTACGACTATTTCAAGGAAGTAACTCTAGGTGATGGGACAAAGACAACAGTTTACCCAGGAAACCTGCGAAAAAGCATCAAGACAGTCAAGCCTCGTGCAAGAAAAGGTGTTTACGTTGCCATTTGTCGAGTGACCTTCGGGAAAGAAGCAGCGTATGCCGTGCCGGTCGAACTAGGCCATCGCATAAAGGCGCATGGTCAATACACCGGACATGCTGTTAAAGAACGGCCATTCTTAAGACCAGCAGCAGATGAAAGCAAAAATGATGTCATTGATCAAATGATAAGTACTTTGAACGAGACATTGGACAAGTACATGAAGGGGTGAGTTTATGAGCAGTGTGTTAAGGTCGCTTTTGGTCAAAGTTGGTGTTGACCTGACTGATGCCCAAAAAGGATTTAAGCAGGCTGCTCGTGAATTCAAGTCCCAGGGCAAGGAGCTGTCCCAAATTGGACGGACCATGACGACTGGCATTACGCTGCCGGTACTGGGCGCTGCAGCCGCTTCGATCAAATATGCCAGTGACATGGAAGAGTCCATGAACAAAGTCAACGTGGCGTTCAAAGACTCTGCTGGCGAAGTTACGACCTGGTCTGACTCTGCTTTAAAATCGTTTGGCATTGCCAAGGGCACGGCACTGGACATGGCTGCGACATTTGGAGACATGGGCACAGCCATGGGCCTGGTCCCGGCTGAAGCAGCAACTATGTCTACCAGCCTTGCTGGTCTGGCCGGTGATCTTGCCAGCTTTAAAAACATTGACATAGGGCAGGCTTCCGACGCTCTGCGCGGGGTATTTACCGGCGAAGGCGAAGCGCTAAAAACTCTTGGCATTATCATGCAGGATAGCACTCTGCAAGCCTATGCTCTGGCTAATGGTTATAAAAAATCATATAAGGACATGAGCCAGGGAGAAAAGGTCACACTTCGTTATAAGTATGTCATGGAAGCTACTTCCAATGCGCAGGGCGACTTTGCCAGGACATCTGACGGCGTTGCAAACCAAATGCGCATCGCACAGGAACAGCTCAAACAGACCGCCGCGACGCTTGGATCAAATTTACTGCCTCAAGCCGCAAAGGCTTTAAAGGGAATTAATGGTCTGGTGGAAGGTTTCGCCGGATTAAGTGACGAAGCTCAGCAAAACATTATTATCGCTGCTGGTGTTGCTGCCGCAATTGGCCCGGTGATCATGATGATCGGCAAGCTAAATACTGGCATTGCCGGATTAATGACAGGCGCCGCATCAGCAGCCAAAGCGATTAGCGGTGGCGCTGGAATTGTGGGAGCCATCGGTGCCATGATCGGTCCTGCTGGTGTTGTGACGCTGGCTGTTATAGCGATTGGAGCGTTAGTTGCAGGGCTGGCCATTGCATACAGCCAGTCAAATGATACTGCCAAAGAAATAAAGGCGCTTAATAAACAAGTTGAAGAGACAGAAAAGAAGTTTAATGCGTCCAATGCTGAAATTGAAACCAATGCAACACTGGCAAAAAAACTGTCTGACGAGCTGTATGCTTTAAACGATAAGGAAAAAAAGACCAACACAGAAAAAGCAAAGATGGTTGAGCTAACAAACCAGCTCAATAAATTGATGCCAGATCTGAATCTTGAAATTGACAAACAAACCTATGCGCTTAACAAGACTAAAAAAGCCGTCGAGGATTTGATTGTTGCAAAGAAAAACGAGCTGAAGCTGCGAGCAAGTGAAGACAAGTTGCTTGAACTTTACAAGCTAAAACTGGACGCTTCCGAAAAGTTGAAGGTTGCAACAAAAGCAGAGGCTGACGCATACCGTGACCTGATGGATGCGGCCAATAATCCCAACACTACGATGGCTCAGCAGTCCGGATTTGCTCTCGTTTATGAAGACGCCAAGGCTGCCGCTGATGCGTTGAGAGCAACTAACTCGGAACTGGACACTTCAATTGCATCCATTGAATCATCGTACGGTGATTTGACAGCAGCGGTAGTTGCGACAACTGATGCGATCGGAGAGTCAGGAGAGGAAGCAGTCCAGTTAACTGAAGAACAACTTGCGGAACAGCAAAAGCAGTTTGAAGAGTACATGCAGCGCTTCTCTGACTTGCGTCAGCAGCACCTGGATAATATGGGCGGGCTTGACGATCAGGGCATTGAAAAGATGAAGCTCACCGCTGCAGAAGTTAAAGCAAACCTCGAAGCCCAAATCAAAGACTTTCAGGCGTGGCAGGGATCAATCGCAACATTGTCCGGAAGAATCCCTGCGGATGTCTCTGCTGGCTTAAGAGAGCTTGGCCCTAGCGCATTGCCGCTGATTCAAGAGCTGAACACTATGACCAATGAAGAGCTCGAAGACTGGGTTGGCGTATGGCAACAGAAGTCAAAAGCTGCCGCCGATGCCGCAAAGCTCGAGCTTGATGTGATTCCGCTAATTGGTACTGAAACTACCGACAGCCTGGCAAATAGCTTGGTTGACGGTTTGGACGAACATGCGGATATGGTCAATCAAAACTTTGCAGATTCTGGCCGATTCTCTGGCACGTCATATGACGAAGGCTTAAAAGAAAAACTGGCACTCATTGAACTGACAGCCAAGAATAATGCCATGTCTGCCAAAGAGCAAATGATGAGTGAAGCTGCAGGATTCAAAGAGGCGGGCGCTTTGGCAGGTACTGGATTCGCTGATGGCCTGCGCGAGAAACGGGCCGAAATAATGGCTGTCGCACGCAGTATAGCCCGAGATGTACAAAGGGAGATGGAGCTCGCACTTGAGATTCATTCTCCCTCTCGAGTGACGATGCGGATCGGTGCTTTTGTCGGCGAAGGATTGGTTAAAGGTTTGGCTGCTCAATCTCAAAACGTAAAAGGCGCAGCACTCGGTTTGTCTGACGCTTTGAGTAGCGGACTGAATCCTGATTTATCTTACTCGATGTCTGCTAGCACAAGAAAGATGGACCTGCAGTCAACCACAGTTCAGTCCAATGCCAGTGTTCTTGAAAGCCAGTTTAACCAAATGGTACAGGCTGTAAGGCTTGGCCTTGAGGGGATGGGTATTTATCAGGATAACCGAGAAGTTGCAAGGATGATCAAAAAGGCAAACACAGCATAAGGCGGTGAGAGACATTGTTATTTGAAACAACCACACTCAAATATGTGACCGCCTCTGGCAGCCCGATTTACTTGTCTTCTGCTCCCTTTGCCTGGCGAGAATTTGAACCGCTGAACTATTCTTGGGAATCGACATTCACAAAAAATGCTGCCAGTCATGGGTCAAAAATTACTGATATCACGCGGCAATCAAAGGCTTTCCGGATCCAGCTGGTTGCAAGCAATGGAACCTGGTCCGAAATCACTGCAATGCTTGATTTAATGCATGCATATTTCGAGGCTGATATTTTGGCAAAGACGCCCGGGCGATTGTACTTGGGAGACCAGTACATCACCGGGTACTTTGCTGAATCAATAAAAAGCACTGTGATTGATGGACGTGCAGTCATTCTTGACCTGACTTTTGTCAGCGGATCGGCATTCTGGATCACAGAAGACCTGCATACATTTGCACCTTTGACGGAAGGTTCAGAAACTGGCTTTATCCTTCCCACAGCTTTGCCGATTGCCATTGTCGCTCCCAGCTCAAGACAGTTGGTGAACGATCATTATGCTGCATGCAAAGCCATTATTACCATGTATGGCCCGGCTAGTGATCCGGAATTTTCTCTTGGTTCGCATGTTTACGCCATGACGGGTTCTTTAAGTGATGGAGAGCGTATTGAAATAGATCAGGTTAACAAGACAATCACAAAAATAACATCCAGTGGTGAACGACTAAATTTCTTTGCTTACCGTGGCAAAACCTATTCAGTATTCGAGCCTATTCCGTCCGGCGAGAACTACATAACGTACAGCAATGACTTTACATTTAGTATCTTGCTACTAAAAGAACGATCAGAACCACAATGGAGTGACAACCCGGTTGATGGTGGCGATACGCTTAATGTTTGGGTTGGAACTCTTGCCGAGTTTGCACTGATAACACCGGCACCCGGCTCAATTTATTTCGTGGAGTGACCATGGAACTAATACATGCAGACGAATTGCTAATTGAGCAAAGACCAATTGATAGCCTGGATAAATGGGACATTGTTGTCAGCCTGTCTGATAAATCAACCGATAATGATTTTCAGCTAATTATTCCGGAAGACGAATGGCTAATTGTTCCAATTGAGATTGGTCACTATTTGTACGAACCTGGCACAGAATTTGGCGGCAGAGTAACAGGCATTAAACACATCAATAAACAAATCGAAGTGACTGGCCGCACCTGGCGCGGCATGCTGATCGATAAAATAGTCCAGCCTCCCGGCGGATCGGCCTATAAAACAATCACGTCAGTCGAGGCCAACACTGCTATCGCGGATTTGCTTGGCACGTCATTCGGTCCTCTGGTTGTGGCATCGGCAGCCGCATCCGGCATTACGGTATCGGGCGAGTTTCGTTATCAGACCTTACTCTACTGCTTGCATCGGATGCTCAATGACGCGGATGCCAGGCTCAAGATCGAGTTCGAGGATGGTGTCGTTACACTGTCTGCGGTGGCTATCACGGACCTGTCAGCGGATGATGAGTTTTCGCAGGACTTCTCAGCTAATATCAGGTCATCAATGGACAATTCGAAAGCATATAACCACGTTATCGCACTTGGGAGCGGCGAGCTTACGGCCAGAACGGTCGTGGAGCTGTATAGGCAGGCTGATGGCACAATCAACAGCACACCGCTTACAACTGATATGGACGATAGGCAAATAGTGCTGGACTATCCAAACGCTGAGAGCACAGACGAGTTGACCAAGAAAGCCACTGACCTGTTAAACGAGGACTACTGGCCGGTTGAGTCGGTTGAAGCTGACGTGCCTGAGGACCAGTCGCTTAACCTGGGTGATATTGTCGGCGGTCGAGACTACATCACTGGTCTGGCGATCTCAGCACAGGTTATTCAAATTATCAGAACAGTAAACCGTGACGGCGTGTCCGTCCAGTACAAGGTGGGATAACATGGCACAAAAAGGCTATATCAAAAACTCAGTCACAGCCGATCTCGGAGCACCGGAGCTGGCGGCAATCTTCAAGGGGTTGCTTCCAACCAACGGCATTATCAACCTCTGGGACGACCTGGCGTGCGCGAGGATCAACGACAACCTTGTCCGGCTGTCTCCTGGTGTCTACAACCTATCTGGCTACCTTCTTGGTGTCATGCAGGGCACCACGGCAGATTTGGCGGTGGACAGCGGCACGGCAGGATACAACCGAATCGATCTGGTCGTTGCTGAGTTTGTTCGCAACGGTGGCGGCGCTGGTGTAGATACGCTGCAATTCAAGATCGTCAAGGGAACCTCGACAACCGGAACGCCTGCCGATCCGACACTGACGGCTGATGACATCAACTCAGAATCCAACACGACCCGGCAGGAAGCACTATATCGCCTGACTATCACTGGGACGACTATGGCAGCTCCTGAGCTGATGGCCGCGTCAGCAAGTGGGCTGCTCGGGATTACTTCGGTGTCTGCAAGCAGGACGCTGGTTATCGGTGACAACGGTAAAACTCTGGCATGCAGCTCTGGATCAACCATCACCATCACAGTTCCTCCAAACAGCGCGGTATCATTTGAAGTAGGTGCGACAATCGTCTTGTCTCGTGACGGCACAGGCGATGTGACTGTTGCGGCTGGGTCAGGGGTGACCATTGTGTCGTCTGATAGTAAGAAGTCAATAAACAAGCAATACGAGATGGCTGCGCTTATTAAGAAGGCGACGGACACATGGCAGCTGGTTGGCAGCCTGAAGACTTGAGGTGATTGAATGCTTTTAGGTTTGTTGGCTTCAATTATTTCGTCCATGCCGATTGAGTTTTTAATTGAGTTTCTGGTTATTGCTGGTGGCGGTGGCGGTGGGTCAGGGTGGAACAGTGATAATGGTGGCGGTGGCGGCGGTGCTGGCGGGTACAGGTCATCTGTTGTTGGTGAGTCTTCGGGCGGACTAAGTGATGCTGAGCCAGTACTCAAAATAATAAAAGGCGAAACAAGAACCATAACTGTTGGGGCCGGTGGGCCTGGTGGATTAAACACGGATTCGGCGGCCAGTCCTGGCAATGATAGCGTGTTTGGTGAAATCACATCAATTGGTGGCGGTGAAGGCGGTAACGGCTTATACCATACAGATGGTGGTGATGGTGGTTCTGGTGGTGGCCCATGCTACAGAAATGCCGGTGTAACAGGGACAGCCGGATTAGGAACAGAAGGCCAAGGATTTGATGGAAATGTCAATTCAGGGCAAGGTGGTCCAGGCGGTGGTGCCGGCGGTATTGGCGGATGGGAAACACCAGGTCCTGGACTAGAGTCGTCTATCACAGGGACTGCGGTTACCAGGGCTGTTGGCGGAAAAGGAAACGATTCGGGATCAGAAGGCGCTGCAAACACAGGTACTGGCGGAGGAGCTATGGATACTGGTGCTGCTGGCAAAAACGGCGGCTCTGGTATTGTCATTATCAGATATCCGGACTCGCTGCCAGATATTGAGACAATCGGTGCTGGCCTGACATACACCAAGACAGTAACCGGCGGGTATAAGATCTATGAGTTTACCGCTGGCACAGACACCATCACATTCTAAGGAGACACAATGGCGCATTATGCTTTTCTTGACAAAAACAACATCGTAACTGAAGTAATCGTTGGCAAAGACGAAACAGACACTAGCCATAATTGGGAACAGTATTATGGCGCGGTCCGTGGCCAGACTTGCAAGCGAACCAGCTATAACACCATCGGCGGGCAACACCCGTCCGGTGCACCGTATCGCAAGAACTATGCCGGTGTGGGGTTTACTTACGATCCAGTCCGCGATGCTTTCATACCGCCCAAGCCGACTGATGGCGAGTACACCTTGAACGAATCAACCTGTTTGTGGGACCCGGTCATCTGATCGGATCCTCTACCATATGAAGGGAGTCTCCAGATATGGCGAGCGTCAACGAAAAGACGATATCCTTGTCCGTGCTGTCAACAACGGCAGCAATCAATGCCGCGCATGTCATCACAAGCGGCGACTCGGGGGCGTACATCCTCGAGGTGACATTTACAGACCTGACGGCGATCCTCGGCACGTGTCAGTTGCACTGTGTCCGGGGTGATGGCCAGATGATCGACATCACCGATGGCGTGGTTATCGATGGCAACAAGGTGACCTACACGCTGGATTCGGCGCTGTATGCGGCGGTCGGGCTGGTCATTTACATGCAGTTCTTGAACTCAAACATTTACACGCCGCTCAAGATCAGCTTTTCCGGAATTCGGATCCTGCCGACTGGCGGGTCCACGATTGCCGACTTGAATCCTTATCCTGACAGTTACGTCAACATCGTCAGCCAGGCTGAGTACGATGCGATCGATCCGAAAAGCGCAAGCACAGTCTACTTTGTGGAGGGCACATAATGTCGAAAAAAATATACGTAGGCTCTGAAAAAGTCTTTGACGCGGATGATTACGAAGTCGCAGGAGCGGTTGCCAGTCATGCAGCTGCTGCCGATCCTCATCCGGGCTATTTGACACCAGCTGAGGGCGATGCAGCCTACGATGCCATTGGGTCCGCTGCTGCTGCTCAGGCGGCTGCTGAGGCCGCCAGTGACCCGGCTGGCACTGCCGCCGGATTGGTTGGCACGCTAGGCGATCTGACCACAACAGAGAAGGATTCAACAGTCGGAGCCATCAACGAGGTGCATGGCGAGGTCGTCACGGCCCGCGGAGCAAGCGCAAACCTAGACACCAGGCTGGACGGGATTGATACGCAATTGGCGCAGAAAGCGAACATAGCACAAGAAGCGTGGATTACGCCGACTCTGCTAAATTCGTGGACTCAACACACAGCTTCCTTTTCGTTTTTCAAAGACAATTTTGGAATCGTTCACTTCAAAGGACGATTGGTTCCCGGCACATCTTCTCAACCTTGCTTTAACTTGCCTGTTGGATACAGACCCGGGGCAACAAGAATATTTTCAACTATTGATTCAAATGGATCAGTTAAATATACCGGTGTGCAGAATAACGGCGATGTTGTAATATGGGCGGCTCCAACGACATATTGTGCGATGGATGTAATATCATTCAAAGCGGAGGGATAAATGATTAAACGAATTATATCTACAGACGGACTCTTTCTCCGTGACGACTTCATAGCAAACGATGGCGAAATTGCACTCGATGTTGCACCGGCACAAGGCTTTTATCTGCCCAAATGGGACTTTGCCACACAGACATGGGTTGAGGGCGGCACAGCACCAGAACCGTCAACCGAACCGACTGCAGAAGAAATTGCCGAAGCCGAAACAAAAGTGTTGATTACCGAAACCTTAATCGAACTGGGGGTGCTTGCATGACCATCATTGAAGCGTATGTCATCATGATTAAGTCTGGTAAGCGCACCATCGACCAAGTGCCAGAGCGGTACAGAGCAGAGGTCGAAGCGTTACTCTGATACGCAATTGTCCGCTTTAGCGAATCAACGACAATTACGTAATCCAACCATAATACGAACTAAGGGCCGTCCTGCGGGGCGGCCTTTTGCATGGGGTGAATCATGACCAAATGCACTGGATGTGGTAATTGCAAGACCGCTGAATTTGACTGGCCCTACTGCACGTTGATCGAGGACTATGTAACCCTCAACGAAGATGGCAGCTGCGATTACTGCCCGGATAACTCTTCTGACGAAAACCGGTAACTGCCGGTTTTTTATTTTTGCCCTCAGGGCTGAAAGGAGCTTGTAAATGACAATCATGCAGATCAAAAACGTAATCCTGTTGGTCCTGGCCGCAGTCGGCACCGGGATCGCAAAAGCGCTCGGGGGGTGGGACAGCGCCATGACAACTTTGATTATCATCATGGCGGCGGACTACATCACCGGCCTCATGATCGCTGCAGTGTGGCAGCGGTCACCTAAATCAAGCGGAGGGGCGCTTGAGAGTCGAGCGGGCTTTAAGGGCTTGTGTCGCAAAATGCTAATACTTATATCTGTTCTGATCGCCCACCAGCTGGATGTGTCGCTGCATTCGCCAGGCATGATCCGGACGGCGGTGATCTTATTCTTTATTGGTAACGAGGGACTATCTGTAATTGAGAATATGGGCATTATGGGGGTTCCCTTGCCTGACATTGTTCGAAAATCGTTTGAACAGCTTAAAGCCAAGTCGACCGAGCCCGTGCCGATTGATGAAGATGGTGATGACGGATGACGGCCGAGCAACTGGCCTTCATTGCCTGGTTGGCCCCGCTGGCCCAGAAATACGCCCAGCCAACACCGGCTGATAAGTTAATCCTGCCAAGCCTGACCATCGCCCAGGGCATTGTGGAGAGCGCATGGGGCACATCAGTTCTGGCGGTCAACGGTCACAACTATTTCGGCATCAAGGCCAACTCTGAGTGGTCCGGGCCGTCGATCAACAAACTGACTGGCGAGGTCATCAATGGCCAGGCTGTCAAAGTCTACGCCAATTTTCGGGCCTATCCTGACAGGGAGACCGGCGTGGCTGATCACCGGGCTTTCCTGCTGCGAGCCCATTATGCGCCGCTCTGGGACCAGACCGACTACAAGGCCGCTTGCAAGGCCGTCAAGGCTGCCGGGTATGCCACAGCTTTGGACTACGCCGAAAACCTGATTGACAAGATCGAGCGGTACGATCTGGCGAAGTATGACCAGCCCTTTATCGAGGAGGCTCCCGTGAAAATCTTTCTTTCCCCATCAAGCCAGGAAAACAATCTCTATGCCGTCGGAGGCACAACCGAAGAAAAAGTCTGCAACCTGATCGCCGACGCGCTGGAGTCGATTTTGGTCAAGCACGGAATCGCTGTTATGCAGAATGATCCGTCTGACGGGCCAGCCGGGCACACGGCCAAGTCAAATGCCTGGAAACCGGACTATCATATCCCGATCCACACAAACGCAGGCGGCGGACGTGGCTGTGAGGTCTTCTGCTGGAACGCCAGCAACGCAGCAGCCAAGGGCACGATCATGGCCCGGAACATATACGCCGAGATTGCAGCCATCACCCCGACCGGTGATCGTGGAGTCAAGACCAACCAGACCTTCTACGAGATCAAGAACACATCAGCGCCAGTGGCTTACATTGAGGTCGAGTACCACGACAGTAAAGAGGGCGCCGCCTGGATCCTGGCCAACATCAAGCCAATTGCCGAAGCGATCGCCCGTGGCATCCTCAAAACAGTGGGGATCACTTACCTGGATGAAAAGCTGCCAGTCATCAAAAAAGGCGCTGCCGGGGTCTATGTCAAAAAGCTGCAGGAGGCTTTGAACAGCTTCGGCTACACACTGGCCATTACGAGCAGCTTTGACACCTGCACCGAAGCGGCGGTTGTGCACTTCCAATGGTCCCGCAAACTCGATGTCGATGGCGTGGTTGGTCCTGCCACCTGGTCCGCGATCGATGCCTGATGTGGTCTCAGCTGCCGGTGTTCCGGTGCCCGTATTGCGGCCGGCTGTGTGTGTTTGCGACCATCGACAACCAGTGCGATGACCGGACGCTGGTCCGCTGCCCGCTGCACCCGACAAAGAACAACCTGGACCTGCTACCAAAGAAAAAGCCCTCGGAGTGATCCGGGGGCTCTTTTTTTATCCTACAGCCATGCGCTGCTGGTATTCATTTTTGACCTTGCTCGGGTCCGTGTGCGCATACACCATCGTTGTAGCTATGTTCGAGTGACCGAGATCAAGGCTGATGTCATTGATGGGCATGCCGGCTTTGAGTAGCAGTGTGGCATGGGTATGCCTCATGATGTGCGGGTGGATTGACTTGTCAAACCCGGCTCGTTTGGCAATCCGGTCTAGCTCCTTCTGGATCGATCGATTGGTCAGCCTCCCGATCGGCGCTCGCCCTGTCTGGAACAGCGCACCGTCCTTGCGACCGTTCAAGTATTTTTGCAGGTACAGCCTGGCTTTTGGGGTAAAGTTGACCTGTCGCTCTTTGGACCCTTTGCCAATGACCCGGACGGTCATGTCCGACCAATTCAGATCCGCGACATTAAGTGCACTGATTTCTGACAGCCGGCAGCCGGTGGCAAAAAGAAACTCAACCAGGGCACGCTCCCGCGGGGTTTCGCATCCGTCACGCAGCCTTTCAAGTTCCTCGCTGGTTAATGACTTCCGCATCCGCTTTTCAGTTTTGATCATCTTGATCTGTCGCATGGGATTTTTGGAAATATATTCCTGGTCCTGCATCCAGCTAAAAAACGATTTCAGGATGGTTATCCTGGCACCTAAAGTCGACTTCTGAATATCGCTGTTTGTTGCTACGGATGCCAGGTATCGCCTGATATCGATGGCTGTCACGGCATCCAGCTCTTTTGCCATGTAATTGCTGAACTTGATCAGGTACCGGTAATAGTTCTGCAGCGTGCCATTGGCAAGTCCGTCCAGCTTTTTACTGGCGATATACAGCCGGATCTTGTCCTGGAATCCGCCAGTTACCATTAGGCCACGCTCGCGATCAACTACATCGTAGTCATACAGGATGTTATCTAGGCCAGACCGTATGAAATCAATGTCAGGGTCAGGAATGGCATCAGTTAAGAAATCCAACAATCTAATTGTCAGTTCTTCGCGTTTCATTATTCAGTTCTCCTCTTTTGGAATTAGGTCAGGTTATGGCGCAATTGTGAACTAAAACATCGTAAGCTCGTCATCGTCAAAATAGTTGTTTAACCAATTTATCTTTTTGACATTATATTGAGATTTGAACCATTGGTTTACACGTTTAATGATTTTCCATCTATTTTGTTTAATCCTGGCTTTTTTATGTGTTCTTTTTACAGCACCCATCACTCAACCTCCCCTTGTTAATGTAAAATGTTTTGCGTATTCCCCTTTTTGCCATCTCAACTATGCCATCCTCTGTTTTCCCTAGATACCCGACAAACATGTTGGGATCCACAAAGCCGGTGAAATCGTTAACGTTCGACATGTCGCACCCAACCTTTATTGCAATCTCTCTCATAAGACACTCTGGCAGGACTTGATTGATAATTGGCTTCGATATTGGCCTGCCACACACCATGCAAATAGGCATTGAGTGATCTGTCATCTGACCACAGTGAGGACATGGTTTTAGTTCGATCATTCTTCCACCTCTTTCACAGGCGCAATTCCATCCAATGCCCAGCTTCTTCTCGCTCTGTCATTTCTGGCGGTTCAGGCAAAGGCATCCAATGGGTGACATTCGCATTCTCTACTGACCACCTAAACTGCTTCCAAGCTTTGATTGTTGGGTAGTATTGCCCCTCTGCTACTCCACCAGATTCGGTGTATATCATTACGCTAGCCACATCTCCGTCCGGCAACCGTTCACTCACAGAAATCCATCTGGTTCGCTCAAGGATTTCGATTGCCGTATTTAGAGCTTCAAGTTCGTCACCAGAAAATACATCTGCGCCCAGTCTGCGAATATCATCAATCAATTTAATTGTTTCTTGTATATCCACTACTCAACCACCTGCAACGGACACGAAGCTAATTTTTCATGATGAACATTTGGGTATTCAATGCGTTGACACTTATTACCATCAATAGTTGGAAATCTGCAAAACCAATAATCCTGAGTCACATCTTTAGTTTGATATGCTCCATGTCCTGTTATTGGCCCAGAATTTCCAACGACACTAAATGGGCATTGACGACAATTTTTGATTTCTTTCATTTCAAATATATACTTCATATTCATTTGCCTCTCATTGCTCAGTACGCTCAGACTACGTCATATCTTCAATATTTTTTGACCGCACCGTAAGCAATAATTCTGAAAGGGTTTGATTTCACAATCACATTTCGGACAATACGGAAGCATTTTTCCAGATTGCAGTTTATATAAGCGGGGTTCTATCGGTATTTGTTTTTCAAGAGCCTCTATCGCTAATTTTTTTACCTGATATTCGTGTACAAATGGTTGAAAGGAAATCTCTTTTGCTGATCGATCATCAATCATGTGTCCTAATGCACGACACTCATCACTTAAATATTTGATGGCATCGTTTATTAATACGCTCATTTAATTTCTCCTTTGGATTAAATTTTAATTCCAAATTTCCTTAAGGCCTGTTCTGCGGCGGCTACCTTTGCAATAAAAAGTTGTTTGATGTCTTCATGATCAATTTCACTCAAATCAACTTCTGCTCCGGTGTGGGTATTTTTTAAAACCCATTCATCGTTAAATCCACTTTTCATGAGATTGACCTTGGCTAATGCATATTCATAATCATGAATCAATTTGGCTATTTCCAATGCCTCGCTGATATCCACTTTTACCTCTCCTATCAATACATCATTTAATTTCCCTATTGCTGACCAAAAGCTTTGTGCTTTTTAGGCTCCCACAATCCTTGTTCGACTAAATTGTCTGCACAATCCTGACAAATAAGGATATTTCCATTGTCGCCGCGTTTGACAAACGCAAGTCCAAGGATTTCGTCATCAAATCCCCAATCCTTACCACACATATAGCAATGTTCGTCTCTAGGAATATCAATAGTCCTCTTGTTATGTTCACGAAAAACTTTGACGGTTCCAAAATGCTTGTCAACGGCGTAAACTTCACAACTATCTGGTTTATATTTATCAACATGGATGGTTTTTTTATCTTCGTACATAGACCACCAACTTGTTCAGCATATTTTTCATTTTGTCTTACAATAGGTCACGATTGCGTCATAACTGAG